CCACTCTTCAGACACCTCATCGATGTGAACACCATTCTCAAGGTCAACTGACCCATCTTCCATTTGTGCGTGAACTAAAAACTCATTGGTGTCAATCACACATCCTACTGATTCTAAACTTACTTTCATAACTTTTAATTTTAGTTGGGATAAAACTCCCACTCATTAACTATACTAAAGTACGAATAATAAATGAGAAATCCAAATAAAAAGTGTTAAAGTTTTGTTAAAGTTTTATCTTGGAGAGAAATAAAATTCTTTTAAGTCTAAAAGATATCGGTCTATTCCAATGAAGTTATTTTTATGTAGTGCTAATGTACGTCTATTAGTGTCTATTACACCTTTTTCCATTCCTACATCTTGCAAAGGGCCTACTATTTTCCATTGTAACTCTAACTTATCGTAATAAACTGAATCAAACCCAAAACCATCTTTATCTACTTCAAAGATAGTTTCATTACCTTTGTGTTTCATAAAGTATCTTGTAATAACCCCTTTAATCTTATCTTTATTAGTTAGGATTGGATAATATGGGTCTGGAATATCAATAATAGACGAGTAATCATCCGCCTCTATTTCTTTTAATGTATTATATTGAAAAACACGCTTAACGTCAGCTGAACCACCTAAGTCTGCGAATGGTATAAGTCGTCTTGATAAGTTTTTTACATAGTTAGGTTCACTAAATATTTCTTTAGTGTTTTTGTAAGTGTGGTATTGACCAACATACGGAGTTCCATCTTTTTCCATTAGTTCACCACCATTAGTATAAAGACCACTACTTATTGAGCCAATTGGGTAATATATACGTTCTCTTCTATCTGCCATGATTACTTCCCTAACATCATTATACCTGTTATATCAGTTACCCAATCACCATTACTAAAATTTTGTCCTATCTTACTTACGATAAAATAAGCTTTAGCTGCTTTTAAGCTTTTTGGTAGTCTATCAATGGTGAATGCATCAGCATATCTAGCACCAAAATAACCATCACATTGAAATGATACTTCTAAATTATATTTTATTATTGGTTGAGTTTTCTTGGATATTGACTCTACATAAGCTTTTAATGATTGCTTTGCCGTAGTAATTTCTTCCATACCTATATTATCACCCAACGTTTCCATTACTTCTTTTAAGTTTTCTTTGTAATCAACAACTGCTGCAGCCTCAGGTTCTAAAGTATCAAAACAACCAGGATATAAGTTTTTAAGATTATCACCACCCTTGCCTGTTTGTGCAGCGTGAAGTGCCATAGCCATCATTTCCGAATCCATATTGGTACTGACATTGTATGACCTTACACCATTCTTATATCCATTTAAAACTTTTAATTCAGTTGGACTTCCACTTGGTTCAAAATCGCTACCTTTATTTAATATTAACATCTGCTCCCCTTTAGCAGTTTCAGCTGAATTTGGGTCTGAGTAAATATAAGGTCTAACATACCCACCCGTACATACGTCAACTAATCCAAATATCTTTTTTAGATAATCTACAGTAGCTACTGATTTTTTACTATCTGAACCTGGTGGCATTGTTAGGTCATTTTGAATCTTAGCTATTGCTGGAATGCTTATATAAATCTTTCCTAAAAGAGAACTACCCTCAGCTGATATGTCAAATTGGGCTTTACTACCATATCTTCCATTACCTGAAATTAAAATAGATAGTGGGTCGGCTGATTTTATCTCGGATGGGAAGGTTTGCTTACTACTTTCTACAAAAAGTTTATCATAGGTAAATAATGGGTTTTTAATTTTTAGTTCTGGATTTATATTTTTATTAATTGAATCTATAATGTAACTAGCCGCTACATATGAAATTTGACTATCATTACTGAACCAGCTGGTGTTTTCTTCCATTTGATGATTACAAATTGCAAATGGCCCATTCTTTTTAGCTCGACCATCGCTCGGGCTTAGACCTTTTAGCTTTTGGCTGGATTCTCCAATTATATTTCCAAGAATATCACTTGGTGTAATTGTTTTGCCTGATTCTTCATCTGTATACTCAATTGGTGCTGAGCTGCTTAGTGTAAAGAAATCAGCCGAAACTACTCCATCTAATTTACCACCTGCTTTTATAGTAACATCAAAGCTACTGTCTTGGTTTATTGTAAAATCATAACCCACAATCTCAGCGTCTATGCTGTCACTTGTACCACCTGCATACCCTAATTTAATAGTAATTCGTTGTCCTGGTATTAAAAATGAATTTTCCATGTCATTTAAATCATCAAGCGAAAATACTTTTACTTTAGCAGATGCTTCAAACAACATAGCATCTGATGCGTCTTGTCCACCATCATTTGCCATTTCGAATGATTCTAATACAGGTTGTGGTGTTAATCTACCACCCTCAGTACTCATTAATGCTGAATGGGTTTTTTGGACATTACTTTCTATTGATGTAATAGCCCCTGAACAACTTGCTTTACCACCACCCTTAAGTGATATCTGAGCGTATGCACGTTTATGTACACCACGAGTGTGTTCTTGTCGTGTTGGGGGAGTTAATTGTTTTGAGCCTAATGCTGCCATAACTTAGTTTCTTTATGTTGTTGGTTTATTAAGTATATTAAACTCTTCTTTAATACCCTCTATATCAAATGGAATTCGTAATTGTTCTCCAATTTTAACTCCCATATTCCCAAAACCTAATTTGTTAGCTCTAGCTATAATCCACCACAAACTTGGGTCTTGATAATATTCCCATGCTAAATTATCCAACCTATCTCCAAATGCACCTATAATATAGGTATCTGAAACTGAAGGTGGAATTGTTGGGTATACGATAGTATTATATTGTAATCGTTTCGTGTTCCGTTTTCCTATGGTTATGTCTTCGTATCTTTTCATGGTTTATGGGGTTTATGTTATTGGGTTCTTGTAAATGTTCCAAATATATTATCAGCTTTATACTTATGTAATCCATTACCAAGTACAGTACACCCGACTGAAATATCTATACCCATTGGTAATTGATAATCTATGTCCCATGGAGTGTCATCTGAGTAAGTATATGATAACGTTGTTAATATCATTGGGGTTTGATTATATAATTGACCTATTGTTAACTTTAGGTCAGTAGCACCTGGAGCTGTATATCCAACACTAGCATATTGAGGCATTGTATATGTAGATAAGCGTTCTAATTTAGTCCACAACGGCTCCATCTCTATTCGAGATGTTGGATACACTTTAAAGTTAAATGAAATATCTCTTTTAAAAGTATCATATACATAAACAGGTTCTGCTCTACCAGTATACTTTATATCCGTATAACCTGGTGAAAAGTTTTCTGATAATCCAGATATAGTTCCTCTAAATTGTATATTATCTCCTGCTCCGGCCGTTTTAAAAACTAATGGAATTATATCAGTCCCAGTCGTTCCAATTGTAGAAGCTTGAACTTCATCGTAGTAACCTTTATAGTTAGCTGCATCTGAATATGTTATCGTCCACTTATCACGAACCTTTCCATCAGTTTTGAACATTTTACCAGGAGTACCAAATTTATAGTTGGTTTCAAGGTTCTTTGACGTAAAGTCAGATTCAGTAGCAAATCCTTTTTGTTGACTAGTACCTACATCTCTAAAATCTTTAGGTATAATAGGTGGTTGTCCTGTTGATAATTTAGCCTTATTCTGAAGGTTCTTGTAAGACATTCCATTAAAGTCTTTAATGTCATTTAATGCACCAGCTGTATTTCCTTCACTTGATAGTAGGTTTTCACCTGGATACTTCTTCTTATGGGTATCATCAATATCACCTAATACTTGTTGAGTATTTCCGAACTTTAACTTATCTGTCTTGTCAGCTGGTACATCGTCATTATACGTTTTAGCATCTGAAGCGTATGGATTATACTTTTGTGCTAATATATCTATGTTTTTCTTACCATCAGTTATATAAGGACTTGTAGTTCTACCATCTCTATCTTTTTGTAAAACTCCTTTGGATAGTTCGATGATTTTATCTGAATCTTCAGCTAATTCACCATTATCGAATTTTTTTAGATTTTCAGTATAAGTTCCACTTCCCTCACCCAACAAGGCCATAGGATTAAATCTTTGAAAGAACCTTACTCCCGTTTGTGCACCATTTCTATTACCAAAGTCTTGGCCAGCATTGTGATATCCTAATGTAGAAGTCCCACGAGATGTTAAACTTATACCAAGCCCATATACGGAATCAAATCCACCATTATTTTTTAAAGTAGATGGAAACGGCATTCCCGGAGCAATCATTGGCCCAGCTTTTACTAATTGCTCATAAAAATCACTTATCTTATCTTTATATCCACTAAGACCTAATTTTTTGTACTTACCTGCTTTATCTTGTAAGATTACACCACTTCTATCGGGACGTAATCCTATCAGCCCACCACCAACACCTGCAAGTAAGTTTATTGGAGTCCAAGTTCTACCAAATGCGTTTGCTTTTTGTGTACCAAATTGTCTAACAGACCAAAGTAGTCCTTTTACTGATAAAAAGAATGAACCTAAACGTACTAAATCAATTGCAGCTCTATTTAATGATGTTACTGTACCACCTCTGATAAATCCATCATCAATTCCTAACCCAGTCAAATCCCAATTTTGTGGTTCGGTTTTATTTTTCCTTTGAATACCCCTTAGTACATAAGGCTGTTTGAAAATACTTAACCTATTTGATGCATCATCTTGTAGATTAAATTTGTTGTACATATTATCTAAAAACGATGGTGAGTTTTTTTGTTGTGATATGGTTTCTAATGAAAAGTTTGGATACAAGAAAGTACCAGCGTCATAATATTTACCAGAATTAGGTGAATATCTTGGCGACCCTGCAATTTCAGAACCTACTTTATATTGACCATATCCCGGTGTAAATGCTAGACCTGGAAATGCGTTATCAAAATTACTTAATAATGAATTTGAACTATTAAATTCTGTACCTTCAATACCAGTAAATTTAGTATCATCGATAGTTTTCATAAATGGTGAGAATCCAACAGCTTTTTCATCTGTAATATAATTTACAGTTTCAAAACTCTTCCCTTCACCTTCTAATTTTGGACTAAACCCAAATGGGTCAGTTGTTATATTACCTTTAAACTTATCACCTTGATTTAATACTTGTGTATCAGTTTCACCTAAAAACTTAGAACTTATATCAGATGGTATTTGGTCAGTTTCACCTAAAAAGTTAGAACTTCTGTCAGATAGGTTAGGAGTTGTTTCACCTAAGAAGTTAGAACTTATATCTGATTCATTAGGAGTTGTTTCACCTAAGAAGTTAGAAGTGTTGTCAGCTTCATTAGGAGTTGTTTCACCTAAAAAGTTAGAACTTCTGTCAGATAGGTTAGGAGTTGTTTCACCTAAAAATTGTTCTGTAAGTGTTGATTCTTTTGGTGTTGTTTCACCTAAAAAGTTTTGTGTAAATTTAAAAGTAGCAGGAGTTGTTTCACCTTTAAATATATCACCTTGAGTAGCTTCAGTAGGAGTTGTTTCACCTTTAAATATATCACCTTGAGTAGCTTCAGTAGGAGTAGTCTCTCCTTTGAACTTATCACCTTGAGTAGCTTCAGTAGGAGTAGTCTCTCCTTTGAACTTATCACCTTGTTGTACTTCAGTAGTAGTAGTTTCTCCTTTGAACTTATCACCTTGTTGTACTTCAGCAGTTTTAGTTTCACCTAAAAATCGTTCTGCCAAAGACATTGGTTTAGGGTCAGGTAGTCCAGCAAGTTTATCAATGTTACCAGATGGTAATATTTTTACATCCACTCCTACTTTTTCAGGAGTTACTTTTGGAGCTAATACTTTTTTACCTTGTACCTTATCACTTAATGGAGTTGTATTGAATGACTCTGGTTGTACTGTCTCTTTTTTATCAAGAGGTGTACTTGTTGGTTTTCTGAATTTAGATAAATCTGATTTTAAGTCTTTAAGTGCCATTATCCAACTCTCCTAGTGCTTTTTGCATTTTGTACTTTACTTATTTCGCTGATGACTTTGTTACCCATTACTATTTGAATTGGTTGAGATTGTAAATCACTTCTCAGACCTTTAATTTCAGCTAATAGTTCAGAATCACCATCACCACCACCTGCTTCAGCTTCAGAATCACCACCACCCATACCAAACGCTCCAGCAAGTCCACTAAGAGCGGGTGCTACAGCCGATAAAGCTATTAGTAATCCAATACCAGGCATAGCAGCGAGTCCAGCAAGTGCAATCATACCTAATCCAGCAGCTATACTTACTAACCCAGCCCCGACACCTAATAACATTGGTGCGACTCCACCGAGAGTTATTAATGACTCAATCATTCCACCCATGTCACTTTGACCTAATTTAGAAAATCCTTCAGAGATTGGCCCTAATGCAACTCCTAATGCTGTAAGTGCTACAGCACCTAAAATAATGAATGGTGACATAAATCCTAAACCAGCTACAGTAGTTGCTAATATACCTATACCAGTTGAGAATGAAATTATAGCTTGAGTATCCAATCCTTCTAACATTCCAAATGCAGCTGCGGCTGGGCCTAATGCTATTCCTAATACTGTAAGTGCAACAGCACCCATAATAATAAACGGAGCTAACAGTCCTAAACCAGCAGTAGCCAATGCTAATACACCAACACCTGTTGAGAATGATATTAGTACTTGTGTATCTAATCCTTCTAACATTCCAAATGCCGTAGCAGCTGGAATTATAGCTGCTCCTAATATTGCAACAGCAGCAGCACCCATGATAACAAATGGTGCAAGGAATCCTAATCCAGCAGCTGCTAATGATAATATTGTAAGTGCTCCTGCGAATGCGAACATTGAAGCTGGTTCAACCCCAGCCAAAAGACTCATAGCATACGCGGCTGGTATTAATGCTATTGCTACAATACCAAGTGCCAATGCACCCATTATTACGTTACCACTAATCATACCCATTAGAGCCAATGTAGCTCCTAATATACCAATTGACGCAGAAAATGCTATCATTGTAACTGGGTCTACGTCACCTAACATATACATAGCAGCTGCGAATGATGCTCCCATCACTGCAACTAATGCACCTAAGACAACTATACCCATTAATTTTTTACCTGGTTTTTTTCCTAATGAATCTAAACCTTCACCTAAACTTTTGAGGATACCACCCCCACCATCTCCACCACCACTTGGTGCTTCTGGCATTGGTGAATCACCACCACCTTTTGAAAATGGATTAAGATTACTTAAACCAGTACCTTTACCCTGCATTACATTCATTAGTGCGTATTGAGCTACCATCGTAGCTATCGCAGCACCACCACTCATCGCACCACTTTTAATTTCAGCAAACATAGCTTGCTGAGCTTGCTTTTTCTCTTCAAGTTGTTGAAGTTCTTTAGCATTCATGCCTGGATTTTTAGCTTGTAGGTCAGCGAAGTTTTCTTGTTTCACTATCATATCTGATAATTCGTCTGTACTCATACCATATGTAGCAGCTAGAGCATCTCTACCAGCTCTACTCATATCATGGAACTTTTCACTACTAAGGTTAGCTTCCTTCATAGCAGCTGTCATCATTTCCATACCTTTAGCTTCATCACCAAACTTCATTTCGAAGGCAGCGTCTTGAGCCATAGCAGCGGATGCTGTATATTCACCCATACCCATAGCTCTTAATTTCATTTGAGCTCTGGCTTGAGTTTCAAGGTTTACCATATTATCTGACATTTGTTCCATCATCTTCATGGAAACACCTTGTTGTTTTAATTCGGCTGTTTTTTTAGCTAAGTTAATTAATTCTTCTTTTGAAGCTCCAACTAACATACCAGCACTATCTGCCATTTCTTTGAATAAGACGTTAGCATTTACACCAGCTCCATAAGCAATAGCTTTTATTTCGCTGGTCATCTCTTTAGCATTACCATTAGCGTCTGCAAATATCTGATTTAATTTAACAGAACTAGCAGCGTCACCAGTTAGTGCCGTTAATGCAGCTACGTTTTTCTGCATATCACCTGTGATACTTTTTGTAGTACCAAAGTACTCACCTGCATCTTTTGCAGCTTGTGCTAATCCCTCTGTACCATATAGTAATCCTTCTATACTAAATGATGCGGCTAAAGTTTGAGCACCTAATCTACCAGCTTCATCAGCTGATGTACCCATGTTGACGTATAATTCTTTTGCGAGTCCAACTGTGTTGGATATTACGTTACCAAGAAATTCAGCTGCTTTTTGAGCTATTACAATTCCGGCACCTATTAACGTACCAGCTTTTATCATTTCACCCATAGTTCCTAAAGAACCATATAAGGTATCTGATACATCTTCCGTAAGTCCTTTTAATTTCTCTTCGGTATCTTTTTGTTTTTGTTTTTCTTCAAGAATAGTTTTAACATTATCTAATTGGTCTATATAATGTTGATTGATATCTTCACCCTTATCAAGTTGCTCTTTTAAGAGTTCATCAATAGTTGTGTTAATATCGTTTATTTTGGACGTTAAATCTTTTTCTTCGGCAAGGTTTTTTAATAAGTCTTCTTTTATATCCTTAGCTTGATTAGAAACAAACTTATAGGTTTGTGCGGACTTAACGATTTCATTCATTAAGTCACGTTCTCCTGCTAAGAGTTCTTTTCTTTTTTGGATATCATCAGATGCCATTGACTAACCTTTTTTATTTACCAGTACTATATGCTTTATCAAAAGCATTAGCTAATCTACGAAGTTGGTCTTTTTCTTTTTTTGTTGGAGCTCCGTTGATTGTTTTTTCAATCTTATTCTTGATATTATTTAAGTCAGTCTCAAGTGATTTTTTTAACTTATTCTTTTTACTAACGAATAAATCAAATATACCTTCAGAAATATCTAACTTAGTAAATAATTCTTTTAGTTTAGATTTTTTAATTGTTTTCATACAAATCCCTTTTGTTCATATAGTATAAATATGTAAAAACCCAACAATTACGCTGGGTCTTTACTATCTTGTTCTACTTTTTGCCTTAGCTTTCTTCATTTCCTTGTCATGTTGTGACTTTTCTTCTTCTTTAAACTCTATAATCTTCTGAATATAGAAGCTTCTAGCCCATACTGGCATATTGTAAACGTCAGTATGTGAGAATCCACCATTACCATGATAAATCAAGTCAAATATTTGAGAGTGTAAGTGTTTCCTATAATCAGACCTCAGGCCAAAAAAACCCGATACCCATAGGTAACGACATATCTCTCCCTTCTCCAGTCTCTTCCGATACGAATTCATATGTTAAATCAATATCAGGAACTACTTTTGAAATATGTGCTCGGAGTGACTTTGAATCTACTGCAAATAATTCGTTATCCACGAAATTGTTTATTACTTTTTGTTCTACTTCACCATCTACTGAAAGTATCATGTTTTTCAATCGAGTTGTTAATTGTCGTGATGTGACATCCTTTAACTTACGATTTGCTTTCTTAATCTCTTCGGTTTGGTGTTTTACTTTTCGTTCTTTGGACTCTGTCATTGCTTGGAACGTAATTTTTCGTTCTGACCTTGGTAACGTGTATTCAAATTCATTTTTATGTAATTCTATTTGGTTAGAACCATCATAATCATTATTTTCAAATTGTGTTAAATCAATTGTTTCCTTTTGTTTGTTATCACTATAAGGGTCATCGATTTCTACTACATAATCTTTACCATATCCTAAGATTCTAGCCGCAATCATAATAGCGTTCTTGTCACCTGTAACTAAATCTACATATTTAATCACGTCACCCTTACCATTACCAATTATTAATGACTGAAATAGTCTATCTAAGACTGTACCATCTTTAATGTATGATTGTGTGGTTAGGATATCTTCCTCTTTTGCTGTCATATACTTCATCTCGATTTGTCCTGAAGACAACGGATTGTCTTGAGGGTAAATTAATCCTTTAGATGGTAAGTCTATAATTTCAGTAGGGAATTTGTAATCACTAAGTTGTTTAACTTCGTGTTCTTTTTTTAACTTTTCTATCAGGTCTTTTTCATTACCTTGATATTCGTCTTGTAACTCATTACTCATAACGTATGTTCTTTTTATTTAGATTTATATAAAATTAGGCAAAATATGCCTTTTTAACCTTTCATATAGTAATATATATGTGATTCGCAATTAATTAATACAAAAAAACCCCCAATTTCTTGGAGGTTTTTATCAATTTGTATTTTATTCAATTAGAATTGAAGTATTGCGTAATCGTATGTAAGTGTTAATTCAACCGTTGCAAGGTCTTCACCAGCATAGTCCATATCTGAAAAGTTAGCTGATTGTATATAAGCTCCCTTTAACGTCCACTCTTCTACTTTATCACCAACAGGACCCAAACTATTGAATGTGATATCTTTTTTGTAGAAATCAGAGTAACCATCTCTACCTGTTACAGATTCGTGATGTAATCTTACCCATTCCATTGTTGCTTGTGCAGCAGATGGTACTACTGGGTCATATAAAGTGATTGCGAGGTCTTGCCATTCAGAGCGACCTTTCACATATCTTCTAACATTGATGTGGTCGATGGTAACTTTACCATTTTGAATTTCTGGCCTAGCAGCTGTTTTCACTAAGTACGCAGGTATTCCCTCGATATACATAATGAACCTGTTTGACATTTTAGGTTCAAAATTCGTGAACATAATTTCTGTTGGGTCTAATAATTGTGCCATTTAATTCTCCTATTGTTTCTTCTTACTAATAAATAGTCTTGTTTTAAATTTTATCCTTCAGGAAAAGCTGCGCCAGTCGGAAGTACATTGAAATCAAGTACTATGAATTCAGCAGTTTTAGCTGGTTGAATAAAAATTTCACCTTTTAATATATTTCTATCGATAACGTCTGGTGTATTGTTAGTTTCATCCATGATTACTCTAAATGCGTACAGACCTTGTCTTTGTTGTACTGATTCTAAGTATGGGTTAACTATTGCCAAGAATCTGTTTCTTGTAGCAGCCGTATTATTTTCGAATATTAAATATCTTGAAGATGAAGCGATAAATTTCTTTAAAGCGATTAATAATCTTCTTACATTAATTCTGTCAAGTGCCGATGGTTTAGCTTGAAGTGTCTTCTGACCAAATACAGTAGCACCTTGTCCAGGGAATGTAGCGATTGGGTTAATTCTGTTTTCGTAAAGAGTATCTCTTTCTGTGTGAGTTAATCTTGTTTTAACTTCTATTACGTTTGGTAATCCACCTCTGTTTAAACCTGCAGGTGCGAACCATGGTTCAGCAACTGAATCGTTAAATGCAATTACACCTGGTATTACAACACTTGGCGGTACCCAGATTGGTTTGTTCTTATCAGTATCAAGGATTTTTACCCATGGGTGATAAGTACCAACGTAGTTAGAATCGAAAGCCGTTAATGAGTTAACAACAGTAGCAATAGAATCTTGATATGCACCAGCGTCCATAACGTAGAATGCGTCTTGTCTATCTTCACACATATCTTTAGCAAATGTACTTACTGATGAGTGATATCTGTTGATAACACCTGGTGTTACTAACATATTCATATCGTATTCATCAGGATTAGATACAGCTGCGATAGCTTTTCTATAAGCAATTGTTCCATCAGCCGTAGCAGATGATAAGTCTAAACCTTGTGAGTTTCCAGCGACAATATCAGCCCCTTTGTAAACTAATCGGTTTGGAGCGAATCCATCAAATCCACCTTGGAATGGTATCATAAATTTCTTAGCGTCAATAATTGAGTTTAAAGATATAGCGGTTTCTTGTCCTACAATACCAGTTACACAATTAGACAACATAAAATCAACACCTACTGATTCAAGAGAAGAATCTGGAATTGGATTTAAGAAGTTTAAATTATCTGTGTTTGTGAAATCAAATGAGTATCCTAAGAATGCTCTCTTGTTATATTCACCACCAATAGATTGTGATACTTCGTATGTTGGATGTGGTAAATCATACCCACTATGTACTGGAGACCTTAGAGCTTTAAATCCGAAAGGTACTAATGTTGAATCAAGTGCTTGATTATCTACATCAGAATCAACTTCTACTCTAATATGAACTGAAGCGTTAGCGTAGTCACCATTTGAAGTAACTTTACCATTTGCATCAACAGTTATGTATTTGTCACCAATTACTCTCTTAATATAATTAGGAGAATTAGGGTCTAAGTTAACACCACTAAATTCTTCAACTATATTAGGTCTAACATCAGAATCTTGTACAGTTGCACCAAAAACAGAATTAGGTATTTTACCCGTATCTACTCTTCTGATTATTACAGAGAATGTTCCGTATTCAGAACCTGGTACTTCAGATGCTTGTTTGATATCTCTAATACCTACTTTAAATTCGTAGTTAGTTGGATTACCATGAGATAGTGTATGGAATTTTATTAATTTTTTAGTAACACCACTAACGTTTTGAGACGTAATCCAAGGAGTTGAAGCCTCTGAATAAGCTTTGGTGTAGTCAGTTGTAAAGTTTGATGCTTTAACTACTTCTATAACTTCGTCTTTAGCAAAAGATGCTGATTGGAAAGTAGAAAAGTTCAAGTATGTGTATAGGTATTCCGATGATTTAGGAGCGTATCCAAGAACTTTAGTAAAGTAATTTGTACTTGTTGGGTTTAAAGATGCTGTAGCAATTACAGTATATGCAGATGCTGATAATACAGGAACCGGTCCTGATGCACTTAGTGCAAGTTTAAAATCAGATGCTGATACATCAGTTAAAGAACCACTCAAGTTAGCTACAAAAGATAAATCTGTTGAACCAGTGTTGTGTGATGTTAATGTAGTTGTCGGATGGAATACAGCCGCAACTTGTCTTCCAGCTGAGCTGGATATTTCTAATACAAGTGGTTCAACTACATATCCACTCTGTCCTAATACTCTTACGATAGTTGCATTTCCTGCATCTTCTAAGTATGCTTGCGCAGTATAAGGAAGATATGAATCTTCAGTTAAGCCTCCAAACGTTTGTTGGAATTCTTGAAATGACTCTACTTTCGTTGGTACGAATGCAGGGCCTTTTATGGTTTGTCCTATAAGAGCAGCACCTATTTCACCAATACCTACTGGTAAAAATGATAAATCTTTCTCTCTTGTGAATACACCTGGACTAACAATTCTTTCAGCCATTATTTTCTCCTAATAATTAATCTTTGGGTTTACCTTTATATAAATACCTTAAAAAATTTGAAAACGAATATTTATTTGCTTGGAGTAAAGGTATTTTTTTCAATATCGTAAGTTCCCTCACCATATTTTTCCCTTAAACCGTTTCCTAATTCTGTTTCTTCAGTTCTTAAGTTATCATAATCGCCTAACAAAGTTTTCTTTTCGTCCTTTAATTGTCCGAATGTTTGTTCTAGCCTTTGTATATCAATTTCGATTTCCCCTAACCTACTTGTAACAGTCAAAACTTTTGCTTGAATGTCATAAATACGTTTTTGTTCTTCGTTTGTAAATTCTTTTACTATTTTCTCTTCCATAACATCTTTTGTTTATTTGTGTATATAAATATGTAAATATTATTCATTACCACGTTTTTTAGCATTTGAATTACCTGAAAGTGATGGTACTTCTCCAAAAGATACCTTACCAACTGAAATATGACGTTTAGTATTGTTGGTAACAGCAGCATATTCTGGTACTATGTAAGCTTTAACAGTTAAACTTATATTTGCTCTCGTAATTCGGTCTTGACCCATTTCTGATATGGTCTCAAATCCATATGATTCACCCTTTACAACAAATTTATATCTTTCACCAAATGAACGTCCTTGGAAATAAACTATTTGCTCTACTACCTTATTAACTTGTTCCATATAATCAGTCCAAACAACTACTTCATATTCTAAATTAACATAATCAGGTCTTTCTACTGATAAAAACTCTTTTTTAGGTGTCTCATCTGTTAATATTGAAAATGCATCATATCGATTAACATTAGTATATGTTCGTTCAAACATCTGATGAGCATCTTCGTTTTGAGCTACTTTTAATTTTGAAAGTTCTGTATTAACTGACAAGTTATTTCTTTTAAACATAATAACAGGTGTTTGTAACATCCCATTGTCATCTCGCATAAACCCATCACGTTGTGCACTTGCCCATTTTTCAGGAGAAGCATACATTACTGGTATTGGTAAAAATCTACCATCATCTTCTACAGTAGGTTTAACATCTTTTTCTAAAAACGTTTTAAATGCAGAATCAATATCATATATACCAACATTAACATTTTTTACTTTGTCTTTATCTCTACGAAGTTGTTTTGCTTTATTAAGCTTTGGGTCAACAGCCGTAGATGATTGTGTTTGTATAATCTGAGGTTTTGAATTATCTGTATTTCTATATTTAGTTGCCATGTTATAGTCCTATTGGTACTTTGTTATCATTTTGATTTGAATTACCAAATCGTGTATCAACTAATTTAATACTTGTTTGTCTTGAAACGTGTGCATCACATATAATAGATACATTCAACCCTTGGTCGTCACCACCATCCCAAGTCTTTGGGTTTTTTCCGGCAAAATATTGATATGAGTATGATGCGTCAATTAAATGATATTCATCATTCCATTGAATGATGTCACCAACACTTGGTACTAATTCTCTATCTACTAAACTTTGTCTAAGAAATCTAAACTGTACCTCACGACTATAAGATTGACCATAGTCATCTGATATTTGTGCTGATTGGTTTCTTTCGATTAAACATGGTACTTTTATAGGTTGGTTGTATACTTTATCTTTTCCTTCACCATATAAGTTAGATTTAGTATCGCTTACTGATACCATATAGTAATATATCTCTGTATCGATTATATCATCTATTAGCTCTTTGTTTAGTTTATTAAACAAACTCATATCTCGTTGTCCACCGAACAATGCCATAAATTACCCTATAAAAATTGGTCTTGGTACTCTATTTAAAGTCTCTTCTAAATATTCAGACTCTTCTTTTCTTGCTTCCATTAATGACCTACGAGATGTTGAATCTAACATTTCTTTTAAGTCAGTTAATAGAGTTTCTTTTTCTGCAGAAGCTTCATTTCTTAAATCTGCACCATCAAGTGTTACATCAGCTCCTGGTATTGGAATAGAACTAAATTTAGCTCTAATAGCACCTAACATTTCTTTAGCTAATGCTAATGCGTATCTAGCAATCCATTGTTTACCTGCACTATTGATATTGGCATATGTTAATCTTCCAAATGGTGCGTTTGATAAATCACTCACAACATTAGTATTAGCAATAGGTGATTTAGTTTCACTTTCAAGTGTATATTCAAAATATACTTTAGCACCAGTGTCACCTGCCGTTGGTACAGGAAATAGTTTTACTCTCTGACCATCTATATGAAATCCAAATGAAGATTTACGGATGTAATCGTTAAATTCAATAGCTTGTAATCTTAAGAGGTCATCAAACATTGGTTGCATCATAAATGATACACCAGGTGAGTAATTACCCCAACCAAAGGTTTGCATCATTTGTTGAGAACCAAGACCAGTACCTACAAATGGGTCAAAGTATCTAATAATTGCAGGTGGTGATGTATGAAATACCTTACGAAGTGTTACTCCATTAGATACTGAACCACTTTCTAAATTTACTCTAGAATCGTCACCTAAATCATAAATTTGTTGACCACCATTCATTTCGAATGAACCTGTATAAACAGTAACTCTACCACCAGAACCAGCTTCTGTACCATAATCTTTAGCTATATTAACTACACCACCTAAATTTGTAGCTATTTCTGTATCTGATAAATCTAAATCTAAAGATGAGCCTTGTATAGATAACATATTCTCTTTTGCTCTGTACTGATTTACTTGTGAAGAATATTCATTAGCTGCCTCTTCAAGACAAGTAAAAAAGTTTATATCTTGTAATTCAACATCTACGATTGGATAACCTAATCGCTTAGCACACCATTCAGCTACTTTTGGAGCATCTGATTGAAACTTAACGTCTGCATCAAAAAACCCAAAAGGAGTTGATGACCCACTTGAAAATGAACCTGAACCAGGCCAAATTGGAATATCTACTGCCATTTAATTCTCCTTGTTATACATATAAATATGGTAGAACTTATCTTTCCCTATTTTTCATAAAAGAAACTGTAATATAACGTGTTCCTTTAGTAGTAGCACGAGCTCCATGCTTATGTGTTATGTTTCCTGGATGTAAGGTAGCATAACCTATTGAATTCTTAACTAATTTTTGTTGTCTTTTAAAATAAGTACCACCACCTTCATATTCATCTAAGTCTGATAGTTGTACTAAACAAGTTAAATCAGAAGAATCATGGTGTATTGACAAATGACCTTGTGCGTCAGGTACATATTTGGCTAAGAAGTTTTCACATTGTAAATCATCCCAACCCTCTCCTTCAAGACCATATATATACACTCCCAATTGCATTACATAGTCTTTTAAAACAGCATTGTATATATCATCCATACCTATCTCAGTTAATAACATATCAGTAGTTGGATAAAATTCATGCCGTTTAAATGTCCACTTTTGCGAATGCTCAGCCTCTTCTCGAATCATTTTACAAAAATCTTCAGTAAATAATGGGAATGATAAACAATTATTAAATGGTTCATCTATAATTAAATCCCATTCCTTGGTTCTTACTGAATATGTTAAGAATTTGCTTTCCCACTCTTTTTTGTTATCCCAATAAGAATATAATTCCGGATGTAATTTATCAATATTTTCATTAGTACTTCTTACTTTAAAAGTATGTGCACCAGTTGGTATTTTAATTGAAGTATTTATCATATCAATCCACTCATTACTTCGAGTTTCCCAATTTTGTTGTCTTGCAAATTTTTCAGCTACATCTAAGTAGTCATATCCATTCTCTTCGATAAACTCATAAGTTGATAAAAACGTCGCCTCTTGAATAGTTTCAGAAGTGTCAGCTCTAACTATTGCAGCTTTTCCATTTAGTAATGATTTTAAATTACCAGTATCAGTTGAAATTATTTTAGTTCTACCCATCATCATTTCAAGGGCTGTAATACAATAAGTTTCATCATAGTTAGATGGGTACATCCAATATTCTGCCGATTTAATCTGTTTATATAAATCTGCTGGTGGTAAGTTGCCCAACCATTTTACATCTTGATAAAACATTCTATTTTTATAGTCATTATACCATTCCATAGCATATGGTGGTGATGCGACCCATAACGTTAAGTATGGGTTTATTTTTTTTAATGATGGCCATAGTTTAATTAATACTTCAAGTCCTCTATCTGAGGCTGACGTATAAACTATTTTATTTTTAAAAGTTTCTTGTTCTATTTCATCAAAATCAATAGGGTCAATAGCATTACCTAAAACAAACACTCGTTCTGGATCTAAATTATAGTCCATAATTATATTTTTTCGTTGGTGTTCGGAAACTGCTATGATTTTTGTTAATCGTGGGTCGTTTAGATAATCTTTACCACCATTTGGTAATTCTTCACCATTATACCAAGGATAAAACTCCATATTATGCATCCAAAAGTATGATTTTTCATATGTGATATTTAAATCTTCTAATAAGGGTAAATAATTGATATAATTACTTGCGATTACAACATCAAAGTAAATGTTACTCTCCAAATTAGCATATGGTATATACTTTACACCATCTGATTCAGATTCTATTACTTCACCTGTAATAGTAACATCATGTCCCATAGATTGGAACTTTTCAGCTAATTTTATACTACAATATTCTGACCCACCTATTCCATTATTTAACCAATAATCTTTATTTATGGGTTCTTTATGATACCCTGTACAAAATAGTATTTTCATATTACTCCACTATATAATTTAAAACTTCTTCTTTATTTCCATAACGTGTTCTATCCATCCATGATTGTAGTTTGTATGAACTACCATCGTCATCATTCCAATTCCAATCAAACCCACCTAACTCACTAATACGTTCGTGAATAGAAGTATCGTAGTAATCTCGAATTAATCGGGCTCTTCTGTTAATATCAACTCTATTATTGTCAACAGTAGAGTCACCATTATTATATTGTACATACAACATTTTTTTAAGATGAATAAACTTTGTTTCTAAAAATGTTTTTAGAATTAATTCATAATCATCAGCTACTGATATATTACGATTGTGTCCACCTACTTTATGATAAGTATCACGATTCCAAATACGACAATGATTAGGCATTCCAATATTAAATCTAATTGTTTTTGGATTTATATCAGGATAGTGATGGGTTAACCATGATTTACCATCAGCCTCTACCCAAGTGTGACCAGCATATGCCCATGCAAATCGATTGTCAGTATGTTGATACCAATCATCACCAATATGACCATACACTCGTGGTGAGTCGTCTTTTTCAACCTCAGTTACATCAGTATATATAAACCCAGCGTCTGGATATTGCTTACTAGCATTAAGTACGTCTTCCAAACAAGTAGAAATTAACCAATCATCATGGTCTAATTCAAATAACCACTCACCATTACACATCATAGCTGCTCTGTGTTTGGCTTCTCCTACATTTCCTGATGTAGTTGGTGTAATTCTATGTATATGTACTCTATAATCTTGACTAGCTATATCTTCTAAGTAATCCCAAGTAGTATTATCACCAATTGGTGAATCATCTACAACTACCCATTCCCAATTTTCATAGGTTTGGTTAACTAAACTCTCGTATGTTCTAAATATTCGTTCGTTAGTTTTATATGTTGGTGTAAAGATTGATAGTATGGGATTATCCACATCTCTGTAAATATTATTTATATTACATGACCAAAATGTAGACTGACATACTACATCATTAGCTAAAACATTGTCAGATGGAGCAGTATCATATGATATTATCTTACTTGATACCATAGTGTGGTGGTCAAGTTTTAAAATATCAGTTTGATGAGTATAATCACCAATAGTCATAACTATATCGGGATTATGTTCTGCTAAATGTTTTTTAAATCCATCTGAAGACTCATATGAATATAAAATTACACTTTCTTGTAAGTCTTCTTCGAAATAAATGTCAGATTTAAGTGATATTTTTCCAAATCTATTCCATCCATATATTAACGCTGTAGGTAATTTTGTTTTCATACATTATTATCTATAAGGTTCACCACCTACCCATAATACAAATGATTTTCTAATACCTTTTGAGACAGGGGTAACTCTATGTAAATAAAAAGATGGAAATATCACAGCAGCTCCTTGAACTCGTGGTGCTGTTAATTGTCTACCTATATTAAATTGTAAATCACCATTATCATATTCAGAAGGGTCTGATAATTGTACTGTTACTGAGATTTTACGTTGATTTTGGATTTCTGTTCCACAATCCATGTGCCAATTGTAACCACCTTCTTGAGTTCCGTAATATTCTGTATATTGGATTTGCTCATTCATGGTAGATAGGTCAAACTTCCACATTTCATTATTAGCTTGAATAATCATATCATGAAGTTTAGAATAAACCCATCTCCATTGTTTATTTTGTGGACACCATTTTATTCGTGATTTTCTATATTCAGATATTTTTGATTCGTCACCTTCACCAGTTACAGCATCTTGAAATGGTAATTCTTTGGTCATTGACTCTATAATTGTAAGTTCTTCTTTTGAAAACCCATTTTTGAACCAATAATAATCTGTATAGTTTACGTCATCTCGGGAAGACGACCTATTAAATCCGTATTTTTCTAACATAACTAATTATTTGATTTATATATAAATATTAAAATGTTTTTAATAAAAACTACCAGAATGGAATGTTCTTACAATATATACTGCATCACCACTTGACCACCCATTAGGTTTGAACATAAGTTTTTGTCCAACTACATCAAAATAACCACCACCACTTATTACATTACCCTTTTCACCAAGAGTTCCTTTAGTTCCAGTAAGTCCCTTGTTTCCAGTAGCAGCTGTTGCGCCTGTTACACCTTTAGCACCTTGAGCTCCTTGGTCTCCACTTAAACCATTTGCACCTGCAGCACCAGTATTTCCTTTTATACCCTTTGTACCTTTTGAACCTTGAGCGCCTGTATCTCCCGTCGCACCTGTACTACCTTTTACACCTTTTGTACCTTGAGCACCTTGAGCGCCTGTATTACCAGCATCACCTGTATTACCTTTTGTTCCTGTAGCTCCCTTAGCACCTTGAGCTCCTAAGTTTCCAGCATTACCCTTTTCACCTTGATTTCCACTAGCACCCTTTTCACCTTGAGGGCCTGTATCTCCTGCTGAACCAGTGTTACCTTTTATACCCTTTGTACCTTTTGAACCTTGAGCACCTTGATTACCAGCATCACCTGTGTTACCTTTTATACCTTTTGAACCTTTTGAACCTTGAGCACCTTGATTACCATCGTTACCTGTGTTACCTTTTATACCCTTTGTACCTTTTGAACCTTGAGCACCTTCGTTTCCAGCAGCACCAATATTTCCTTTTATACCTTTTGTACCCTTTGAACCTTGAGCACCTTCGTTTCCAGCAGCACCAGTATTTCCTTTTATACCTTTTGTACCTTTTGAACCTTGAGCGCCTGTATTACCATCGTTACCTGTGTTACCCTTTATACCCTTTGTACCCTTACTACCTTGAGCACCTTGATTACCATCGTTACCTGTGTTACCTTTTATACCCTTAGCACCTTTAGCACCTTGAGCACCTGTATTACCATCATTACCAACTGACCCTGTATTACCAGTATTTCCTTTTGAACCTTGAGCTCCTTCATTACCAATATCACCAGTATTTCCTTTACTACCCGTAGCACCACCACCACCTTGAGGGCCTGTATTTCCTGCTGCACCTGTGTTACCAACAGCACCAGTTGCACCACCACCGCCTTGAGGGCCTGTATTACCACTAGCTCCTTGTAGACCTGTTGAACCTTGTGCACCTTGAGGGCCTGTATTTCCAGCTGCCCCTGTATTTCCTTTATCACCCTTAGCACCTTGTCCACCTTGAGGCCCTGTATTTCCTGCAGCACCTGTTGAACCTAAATTACCCTTATTTCCTAAAGAACCTTTATTTCCAGCTGAACCTGTGTTTCCTTTATCACCTTTAACACCTTGAGCACCTTGAGGGCCTGTATTTCCAGCTGCCCCAGTATTTCCTTTGTCACCTTTAGCACCCTGCCCACCTTGAGGACCTGTGTTTCCAGCAGAACCAGTATTTCCTTGGTTACCTTTATTTCCTAAAGAACCTTTATTTCCAGCTGACCCAGTATTTCCTTTATCACCTTTAGCACCTTGTCCACCTTGAGGGCCTGTGTTTCCAGCTGAACCTGTATTTCCTTTTAACCCTTTTGTACCCTTTGAACCTTGAGCGCCTGTATTACCACTAGCACCAGTATTTCCTTTATTACCTTTAGCACCTTGTCCACCTTGAGGGCCTGTGTTTCCAGCAGCTCCACCCGAACCAGTATTTCCTTGGTTACCTTTTGAACCTTGTGCGCCTTGGTTTCCAGCATTACCTGTGTTTCCTTTTGGGCCTTTAGCACCTTGTCCACCTTGAGGGCCTGTGTTTCCAGCTGACCCAATATTTCCTTTATCACCTTTAGCACCTTGTCCACCTTGAGGGCCTGTGTTTCCAGCTGAACCTGTATTTCCTTTATCACCTTTAGCACCTTGTCCACCTTGAGGGCCTGTGTTACCAGCCGCACCTGTCGAACCTACGTTACCCTTATTTCCTAAAGAACCTTTATTTCCAGCATTACCTGTATTTCCTTTTGGGCCTTTAGCACCTTGAGCACCTGTTGAACCTTTATTTCCAGCATTACCTGTATTTCCTTTATCACCTTTAGCACCCTGCCCACCTTGAGGACCTGTGTTTCCAGCATTACCTGTGTTTCCTTTATCGCCTTTAGCACCTTGAGCACCTGTTGAACCTTGATTACCAGCTGCCCCAGTATTTCCTTTATCGCCTTTAGCACCTTGAGCACCTGTTGAACCTTGATTACCAGCTGCCCCAGTATTTCCTTTATCGCCTTTAGCACCTTGAGCTCCTGTTGAACCTTGATTACCAGCTGCCCCAGTATTTCCTTTATCACCTTTAGCACCTTGAGCACCTGTTGAACCTTGGTTTCCAGCATTACCTGTGTTTCCTTTTGGGCCTTTAGCACCTTGAGCACCTGTTGAACCTTTATTTCCAGCATTACCTGTATTTCCTTTTGGGCCTTTAGCACCTTGTCCACCTTGAGGGCCTGTATCTCCTGCTGAACCTGTATTTCCTTTATCACCTTTAGCACCTTGAGCACCTGTTGAACCTTGGTCACCAGCTGCCCCAGTAGGACCTGTATTTCCTGTATTTCCTTTAGCACCCGTTGCACCTTTAGCCCCAGCATGACCTGTGTTTCCTTTAGGACTTGCTCCTTGTGCACCTGTTGAACCTTTAGCCCCAGCATGACCTTTAGGGCCGGTTGGATTTGCCCCTTGAGCACCTTGAGGGCCTGTAGCCCCAGCATGACCTTTAGCTCCTTGAGGACTTGCCCCTTGAGCACCTTGAGGGCCTGTAGCCCCAGCATGACCTTTAGCTCCTTGAGGACTTGCCCCTTGAGCACCTTGAGGGCCTGTAGCCCCAGCATGACCTTTAGGG